AAAGGTTTTCCGGACCGCTTGCACCATGTCCGCGCCGCCGTGGGGGAACTGATGGCCCTTGTTTTCCCATGGTCCGGCCGCTGAATGTTCCTGCGGGGTTATATTTGCAGGTGAAAAACGGCTTCCGGTTGATTTTATGTTGGGAGGACGTTTGTCCGTCTCTTGAATCCGGACGGGAAATTCCAGTGGGAGGTGGCGCTGAAACCCGGTGAAGAAAAGGAACTGACCTGCCAATATGCCTGCCTGGAGTAATTCCTGCCTGTACTATTTATGTATTGACTTCATTTTGGGAAGTGTGTAGTTTCTTTTCCACACATTACCCAAGACGGAGCGGTGGCTGAGAGGCTGAAAGCACTCCTTTGCTAAAGGAACGTACTGGCAAAACCGGTACCGAGGGTTCGAATCCCTCCCGCTCCGCCACTTTTTTATTACGCTAGAGCACGGAAAGCCTGATTTTACAAGGTTTCCGTGCTTTTTTATTACGCTACATTACCACAGAAAACGGAAAGGTTGCTGTACAAGTGGCTGTACAAGTTTTAAAAATTGTACAGTTCATATGGCAGGAATTATCAAAAGAAGCAATAAATGGGTGGCCGTCTTCAAGACGCTGGACGGCAAAGAGGTCAGGAAAACCACTCGTATCGACGTGGTTCCAAAGGTTATTCCTCCCGGGGCAAACAAAAGAGCGGTCATAGCGCAAAACGAGGCCAGGGCTCGCCTTATTGCCGAAGAGCTTGAGCATGGACACAAGACCGGCTTTGTTGACTCGCAGCGGCTCAAAGCTATCGCTGGCGGAGATGTTCAGGCGGCCAGCCTTGGCAGAAAGGCCGTGAGCGTTGGAGCGTATCTCCATGAATGGCTGCAATCACGATCCGGCAAGATTCAGGCACACGAAAGAGACGGGAAGGCCATCAAGCAGTTTATTTTGTTCCTGGGGAATGATGGAGGGCAAGCCATAGCCTCCATCAACAAAGACACCGTGAGACGGTTTGCGGAGACAGAAATGGAGCGCGTGTCATCCGGTACAGTATCAAGGTATCTCGAATCTCTTTCCTGCGCGTTCAATCAGGCTGTCGAAAAAGAATTGATCATCTCCAATCCTTTCAGGGGAGCCAGGCTGGACAAGAAAAAAAAGCAGGACGACAAACAGGAGCGCAACGCGTTCACCGTGGAAGAAGTCAAGAGGCTGGTAGAAATTTTACCGGGTGAATGGCCGGACATGATACGGGTATGCCTTTATACGGGCGGCCAGCGTTTGGGCGATATTGCCACCCTCAGATGGGAGCAGGTCAACCTTGACGGTGGACTGATTGCCATGACCTCACAAAAAACCAAGCGGCGCATGAACAAGCCCATCATCCGACCGCTGAAAGAGATTTTGGAAGAGAGGGAGAGATATTCCATCAATGAATTTGTGTTCCCTTTGGCCGCCATGAAACACGCACAAGGCGGCGGGAAGTCCAGCAAGCTCTCTCTTGAGTTTACCGGACTTCTGAAAAAACACGGCATCATTTCTGCCGGGGAAAGGAAAGGGAAGGGAGACAAGCGCGTGCTGTCTGAAAAAAGCTTTCACAGCCTGAGGGCGACCGCGGTGACGATTTTGCGGTTGGCAGGGGTGCCGGCGGACTTGTGCCGTTTTATTGTAGGGCATGACTCTGAAGAGATTGAACGGGTATATTTCCGGCCCGACTCGCAGGATGTCGTGCATGCAATAGAGGAAATATCCAGCAAGATTGTTTTGTAATCCTCTCGGGAGGAATTTGTCATCACGTGAACGGATAATCGATGACACAACGTCTTACCGGAGTCACAAGACATCAAATCTCATGAAAAAACAGGAGTTTCTACCCCCCCCCCCCCCCCCCGCATTATAACGCTTTAAATGCTAGCGTGTTAGGAGAAAAAATATCAGCAAGAAAGGGTTACGTCCATGTCAGGTAACGTGATGCTTGTGTTTTTCTTGCTGGCTGTGCTTTTCGGGGCTACTTGTTTCGGTCTCGGCATTGTGGAAGGTTGCCGGAGGACAATTAAAAAAATACTGAGGAATATTTCAAAGGGGGCTGGGACAGAAGAATAGGATATTCGTTTCTTATTTATAATTAAACAATTATACTTCATAAAGAATTGTTTTGTCATAAAAAAGATGAAAAAAGATGCATCTTTATTGACATGGGTTACTATAACCCGTATATTCGGGGTCATGCCGAACCAACATGACCCGGCTAAACGGACTTTAGCAGTATACCTTTCACGCGAGAAGTATTATAAGATTAAGAGGTTAGCAGCGAAACATCATATCAGCATGTCAGGGCTACTTGAAATTCTGATAGATCGAGCTGTATGCGACATAGAATTAGAACCAGAAGATTATGAAAAAATTGCCAAAGAAATTCGAGATGCAAAAAATAGAAAAAAAACCGATTACCGTAAGACTAAATGAATGGACGATAAAAAAATTGTCTAAAGTCTCACAAGAAAACCATCGTTCTTTGTCGGCTCAAATCAGTTTTTTTGTCGATCAAGGTTTAAGTAACCTCGATAATAGATTAAGTGTTGAAGATGAAATTTTCAGGAAATCCTCTGCTAATTTTTTTAAAGAAAAGGTTTAAGTAACCTTGAGTTGAAACCAGTAATCAACACCATCATGAATGACCTATCTCAGCAAGTCGGGATTCTTTTTGAGATACTCCCAGGCAACATCTGTGATGTTGACGTCAAACCCGGACACAATGCTTCCGTACAAGGAATGTCGAATAAGAACGCCGGCTTCTATCAGACCATTTACGACGCCGTCCCTATCATCAAATCTCTGTGTTCGAGTATCGAAGAAGATATATCCAAGCAGAATGTCTTTCTCTTTTTGAGTGAGAGCATGGAGACGCTTGATCACCTTTTTACGGGATTTTGCCTTGGAGCGAGAGGTTTTGATAGTGTTCCAAACCTTTTCCAGCAGGGCGCAGCCGGAAATAAGGAACACGAACCCCGCAATATCGCGGTAATCATGGGTCGAATAGCTGATATGCAGGGCCTCAAGGAGGCTTTGAGGAGCGAAAAGATAAACTCCTGCTGCGGAAAAGATTATGCCTGCATAATTGCAAGCGAATTTAAGCAATTCTGCCAAGTATTGGGGAAAAATCATGGATACAGAGAATAGGCTTAAACGGAAGTAGAGGCAATAGCGTTTACATCAAAGACAAACAAGAAAAAACATATGAATACACCATACATCACCAGCGAGGAACTACGCAAGACCCTGAACATTAGCAAGGGTTCTCTAGTTCGACTTAATAAGGAAGGTTGTCCCCGTGTTTATTTTTCCGGCGGGCTGGGAGGAAAAGGAACACACCCGCGTTACAAACTTGACGAAGTAACGGCGTGGCTTGAGAAAAGATCTCAAGAATTTTTGAAGAAAGGAGGGCGAAAATGAGCATCGAATACGACGAAGAAGACCGCTGCATCCGTGTGGATGATGTAGCTGTGAGTCACGCAGATGCCGAACGGCTGATGAACGAACACGAAACCGCAGCCGCGGCCCTCGAAAACGCCCTGGTGCGGTACGAACGGGACCATGCCACGACGGACAACCCTGACGGACACAACGACGACTTTTGACCAAAGCCATGAACGGGAACGAAAAAACGATAGCCAGCCTTGCGGATGCCTTGGAAGTGCTGTCCGGAGTGCTGAGGGAATTGGCGGACACTCCGGTTCCTTCCTCGGCTGAAGCGTCAAGCGTCGGAATGAATAATTTTGTTCCGGTAGATGAATTCGGAAGCGCAAAAGACTGCGCCGAACGGTTCCACTACTCCGTCAGTGGTATTACTCCTTATTTGTCGGAAGGGGTGAGGCTTGGGAAAATTACCAAGATGACGCCTATGAACAATCAACGGGGCAGGAAGGGCGAAGCACGCTTCAACATGCGCGAAGTCAGAGATTTTCTCTCCAACCAATCAAAACAATGACCACACATCAACACATCATCGACCGGGGGCCCTACAAGGGCATGGTGGAAACACTCACCAACAACCCGCACCCCGCCAAAACGGCGCGCTGCTACATGTGCGCCGAACCGCTGAACGCCTCGTCTTCGTGGGTGTCCCTGGTAGGGGACCATCAGGACGGAGTCTTCTGCGCCCGCTATCTGTGTCGCCTGTGCGCCCGGGAGCGTCTCAACGGCATCCCTGACGAAGCGGAGCGCTGTTGGAACTACACCCAGGCCGCACAATCAAAAGACCTCCTCTCCAAAATCCTCGCTTACCTGATTTTGTGGTGTGGAGTAATTGCCGCTGGAGGAGGATTTTTATTCTTAATTTTCCTCCTGCTCAAAACACTTTTTAACTGAACCCAATAGAACAAAAACACCATGCAAAGAAACGAATGCAAGCCCGGAACCGAAGTCATTATCCGGGGAAAGATCAAAGAAGATGACGGAACTGATTTACACCCTATCATTGTTGATATCCACGGTAGCAAAAGAGAGGAAATTAGGTGCCTTGATCCTTCCCAACTTGAGCCTGCCCGGACGAAATACGACCCGGCGCGGAAATACCGCAAGGGGGATTTGGTGCGAATCACCGGATTTCACGGGAGACTTTTCGGGTGTGGAGGTAATCGGGAGTTGTCCAAAGGTAGCAAAATTGGAACCCAAATTGTACTTCATGAAGACGAGATTCCGGGAGGGGATGTTAGCCTCCCTGATGGCTTGTTACTAAACAAGAACAATTACCTTTCCGTTGCTTGCATTGAGCTTGTCAAGCCCATTGAAGAAATTGAAGCGGAACAGCCTTATTACGTTGAGGAAGAGGACGATTCATTTGGTGTTTGGTTTAAAAAAGACTCTGAAATTGTCTTGAGAATGCACTGCGTGTCTTTCGGAGACGGGCGCGAAGTGACACGAGAAGAGGCCCTAGAGAAAGCCTTGGAGCTTTGCGACGAACTGAACCGCAAGCATCAGGAATCCCTGAATGCCTAAAAAGCAGTTGGCCGGGGTCCGTTGGCCCGGACTCCCGGCCTTGTTACACAGAACCATGCAAAGATTATGAGTAACGCACCTACACATAAACTAGATTTGCCCCAGGCGCCAGTCCCGAAAAAGACACTCCATGAAATTGTGATGTCGGAGGACATGAAGAGACACATTGCCCAGCTTGTAGAGGGCATGATGACGCCGGAACGCTGTATCAGTATCTTCTGGCACTGCTGCCAGAAAACCCCACTCCTTCAGCAATGCGCCCCTGTAACGCTGATTGCATCCCTGAAAAACCTGCTGATGATGCGTTGTGAGCCTGACGGCATCCACGGCTATCTTGTTCCTTTTTGGAGCAATGATAAGGCAAGCGGCCGGTCTGTATTGACCTGCGTTGCTGTCCCCTCCGCCCGCGGCCTGATGCGTATGGCCCGCTCCAATGGCGTCACCAACCTCAATATTGGAATTGTGAGAGAGGGGGAGCCATTTTCCTGGGGCCTGGAAGAAGGAAAATTCGCAATGGGCCACATCCCGGAATGGGATGACAGCACGGCGCCCATCAGGGGTTTTTATTGCACCTGGACAGACAAGGACCTCTACCTACACGGGGAACGCATGAGCCTGCGCGCCGTGGAGGAAATCAAGGCCCGCACCAAGTCCCGGAACAAGGAAGGGGAAGTAGTAGGTCCGTGGGTGACTGACTTCGGGCAAATGGGGCTCAAAACGGTCATCAAGCGTGCCTCCAAGCAATGGGATTTGCCCCTCTACATCCAAGAAGCCATGAGCAGCGCCGACGATCAGGAATTTGGAAGCGAAATGCGGAATGTAACCCCGTCCAAGGATGAAAACGAGGAAATAGACCCCTTTAACCCGCCCAAACCGGAGGAAAAACGGCCTACGGCATCGGAGGCATTACCGCCTCCAAATGATGATACCGATGATTTTTTTGGAAGTCTGAAGGAGCAGGAGCGTGAGTATGTGCCAGCCAATAGAGAGGACTACTAAAGTTATGTTAGACCTTGAAAATATAGTTATTTACGAGGATGTCCCACAACGGAGCGACCTATGGTTTAAATTGCGTTCCGGTCATCTGACCGCCAGCAACTTTGACCGACTGATCACTCCCAAAACCGGGAAGCCGTCAGCCCAGCAGGATGATTTAATCATCGAACTGTGCTGCTCCTGTCTGCGTCCGGATGAAATAACCTTTGAAGGCAATTTTCACACGGATCGCGGGGAAGCCCTGGAACCGGAAGCCCGTGAGCTTTTCGCGACCTTGACCGGCAAAGCGGTAAAAGAAGTTGGATTTATCCGCCGCAAAACGGCCCCTATCGGGTGCAGCCCTGACGGACTTGTTTTTGAAAATCTGGAAGACGGGCTTGATCTTGTGATAGCTGGACTTGAGATCAAGTGCCCTCTCTCCAAGCATCATGCCCGGTATCTGCTGGACGGCGTGCTGCCGGACAAATACAAGCCGCAGGTGCACGGCTCCATGGCTGTGACTGGCTTGCGGGCGTGGTATTTCCTTTCCTACTGCCCCGGACTGCGCCCGTTTTTGGTCAAAGTGAAATGGGACGAGTACACCGACCGCATTAAGGCGGCTCTGGACGAATTCGGCCCAAAATACCTTGACGCTTACACTCGGATCATGCCGGCAATCCGCCCGGCCGTAGAAGGGAGGGCGGCATGAGAGCCAGGGCAAGAGCTATCCATCGGCCCGGCGTGATGAACAAGACGGAAGCCGCCTATGGCTTTTACCTGTCTGACCTCCAAAACAAGGGGGAAATACGGGAATTTAAGTTTGAAGCCGTCAAACTGATCTTGGGGAACCGCTGCTCATACACGCCGGATTTCATGGTTGTCCGCCCAGACGGCACTCTTGAATTCCACGAAGTGAAAGGCTTTTGGCGCGACGACGCCAGGGTAAAAATCAAGACCGCCGCCGACAAGTTCCCCTTTGTTTTTATCGCTGCCAAGCAGACAAAAACGGGTTGGGAAATCGAAACAATCCAGGAAGGAGAAAATTGAAATGAATAGATTTAAGAAAACATATAGAGAATGCCTTTGCTTAGTATCATCAGGAGGTTTTGTCGCAGGATGTATTTATCCGATCGTTGGTTGGAATAATGGTCTACATGTTATTACAGAAGATAAAAACGGTGAACCATTGGATTATTTGCTTCATAACGGGGGCGGTGATCCTGTTGAAAACGAATATGGGATAACAGGCGATCTTGCGGCGGTAGATGATAGATTCTACGAAGAACAAGGGAACTTAATATTCCGAACTTTGGTTGACGGTAAAATTGACACATATCCGTGGGAGCTTGAACAGAAGGGAGGGGCGGAACAATGAAAAGGACATACGATGTCATTGTTTGGATTGCCACTATAAATAGAGAAACGCACCTAATTGAACCGAAAGATGTTTTAATTGCTCACGGTTTGAGAACAAAGCGTTCCGCCCGGAAATACATTGAATTTTACAAGGAAGAATACGACCAGAAAGAAAATATGTATGAAATCCTCGTGTCAGATGGAAAGGAGGCCAGCAATGATTAACATCCTCGCATCCGTCAGGCGGCCTTTCTCCGGGCAAATTTTGTCCGGGGAAAAAACGTGGGAACTGCGGAAATCTTTTCCGTATAAATATTATTACGAAAAACTAATTGTTTGGCTTTATGAGTCAAGGAAAGGAGGGGAGAGAGCAATAATCGGCAAATGCGTGCTCCGCACTATCTGGGACATACGGGAAGACATAAGCTATTGCTTTACCCGTGAAATACTCGAAAAAGCGTGTGTCACATATGATTTATTAAAATCTTACGCTCCTAATTATGTATGGGAATTTTCCAGTCCTGTTTCTTTGCCTTCTCCTGTGCCGCTCTCGGCCATCGGCATGACCCGTCCGCCGCAAAGCTGGCAGTACCTCACTGACGAGCAAGCGGCGATACTGGAAAGGAGGCTCGCATGAAGACCTGTATTAACTGTATCTATAGGGACCAAAAGGATGGATGTTGCTGGGGAGCGACATCCATCCTGTATTCGGAAGAGGTGGATGAAACTACAAAAGCTTGTGAAGATTTTGAACCAGAAGAGGAGGCCGAAGATGAAGAAAACGCCTGAACAGAAAGCGTTTCGCGAGTACGGAAAAGCATTAGGGAGGCTGGAAGAATTCAGGAGGAATCACCAGGACCAATTCTGTGTTCAAAGTCAAATAATGCGCCATTTTTGGAGGGAAGCCCATGTGTGTTGCGGTCAAAAAGAAATCACAAACAAGCACGTCAAACTGATCCGTGACGCGTGGCAGAAGCGGGCCGCGTGCAAGGCGTGGAATCCACCGGACGGACGGGATTGCCCTAACTGTTTTTACAGTAGCAACCGTCGCTGCAAGCTGCCTTGTTCGCAGTGCTGGGGACACTGTCTATGGGAGCCGAGAAAGGAGGGGAAATGAACACTAGAGCACCACGGAAAAGGGCTCTGGCCCGGTATATCGGAGGGAAAAACAGAATTGCCCCCTGGATTATCAGCTTTTTCCCTCCCCATAAAATCTACGTTGAACCGTTCGGAGGTTCCGGGGCTGTGTTGCTTAATAAACAGCCCGCCTGGATGGAGATCTACAACGACCTTTATGACCGAGTGGTTAATTTCTTTGAGGTCTTGCGGGACCCGGAAAAATCCGCCCGGCTGGCCAGTCTGCTGGAATTGACACCCTACGCTCAAACGGCCTATGCCCGGTCTTTTGAAATCGCGGAAGATCAAGTCGAAGATGCTCTCCGTTTTGCCATCAACTCCATGATGTCCTACGGCGGAGGTATTCACAAGCCGGGGTTCAAGCGCAACGGCTTACTTCGCACAACCCCTTATCCTCAAACGTGGCGGGAATATCCGGCCGTAGTGCGAGAATGCGCGGCCGAACTCCGGAACCGAAATATCGAAATCAACAAAATGGACGCCCTGCAGGTCATGGCCCGGTACGATACGCCGGACACGCTGCATTACGTGGATCCTCCCTATGTGCAATCTACCCGAGGCAACCGTGTGAGGTACGCGCATGAGTACGACCAAGAGGACCATGAGCGGCTTCTTGTCTTTTTGAAGACGCTGAAAGGCAAGGTTGTCCTGTCCGGCTACGATTCCGAGCTTTATGCCCGGCATCTGGCCGGGTGGCGGAAGGAATGCAAGGTCTCCCACGACACGCAAGGCGGGGAGAAAATCGAATGCCTGTGGCTTAACTACAACCCCCAACTGACGCTTTTTTGATTATGGCGCGTAAACCAACATCTTTAATCCCGCGGACGCACCGGGAATTATGCGAAATTGCTGAACGCTGGCTCATGGGCTCTGCCCGTTGCCGGGTGGCGATCGCGGAACCGAACTGCATCGTTACGGACGAGCAGCCCGACGCTATAGGTTTCAAGGGATCGTATAGCATCCTCGTTGAGGCTAAAACCAGCCGGGCGGATTTTTTGGCAGACCTCAAAAAGCCGTTCCGCCTCCGTCCTCAAAAGGGTATGGGGTATTGCCGATACTACATCTGTGAGCCGGGGATCATCACAGAAGATGACCTGCCGGAACGGTGGGGATTACTGTATGTCCTCCCTGGCGGACGGGTTCGGATAGTTCGGTACAGCAGACATTTCCGTGAGGCAAACTACGCCGCTGAAAGGAGCCTTTTGACCGCATGCCTGTACATCCAGAAGCCGCTAAAAATCAATACTGTTCAAGGCAGGAAAATACAGCTCTCACCTGCATTTGGCGCAGAAGCAAAAGAGAAGGAGGGGATATAGTATATATGGCCGGAGACTGGATAAAGGTTGAACACACAACACCCGACAAGCCGGAAGTGGTGAAGTTGGCCGACATGCTCGGCATTGATCAGGATGCCGTGGTTGGAAAGCTGCTGCGCCTTTGGATTTGGGCTGATCAACAATCCGTCTCTGGTAACGCTATCACCGTTACAAATTCGTTTCTCGACCGTCTCGTATTCTGCCCCGGTTTCGCCGCTGGGCTTGTCAAAGTCGGCTGGTTGAATGGACGCAATGGACTCCTTTCAATCCCCAATTTTGACCGCCATAATGGCCAAACCGCTAAGAATAGGGCCAATACGAACCGCCGAGTTGCGAATCACCGAAAAGGACGTAACGATGAAACCGTTACAGATGTAACGCCCGAACCGTTACAAAAACCGTTACCAGAGAAGAGAAGAGAAGATAATACTACTACACCAACTACAACCGGGCGCGAAGTCTGCCAATTTCCGCAGGACGTGTCCGAAATTGACCGCTTCATGGCCGCTCAAGTGCTGCACCCGCTCGGAGACGAGCTTACCCGGTGCGCCGAACGGTTTTTTAACGAGCAAGCCGCCGTTGGCTGGAAAAACAAGCACGGCATCCCCCTGGCGGACTGGCGGCCCCTGGCCCGCCAATACCCCGCCACCTGGGCCCGCAACAACGCGGCCGAAGCTGGCTTAAAGCCCGCCAATGCCGCGGGAACCGCATCAAAATCAACACCTAAACCATCACGAAGAGATGAACTCTGGACAGACTGACGACCCCATTGACGCCCGGCACGCCCTCAAAGGTGCCGACATTGAAAGCCTCTTGGCATCCATGACAGCGCTTGCCACGGATGACGGAAGAAGCATTGAAGAACTGGAAGCGGAAGCGCTCGCCGCCGAGAAACAGCGGGAGGAAGAACGCAAGGCAACCTATGAACGCCTGGGCCTGGTTGACCGAGGCTTTCCTCGCCGGGCGATTGATTGCCTCGACGAAGTGACCGGAGAACCATGGAAGAAGGCCCTCCGTGATGCCTATCGCCTTGTTTTGACTCCTGGGAGTATCATTGTACTAAACGGACGCTACGGCACCGGGAAAACGGTTTTAAGCACGTTTCTTGCCCGCGTCATGTACCGGCGCAAGAAGCGCGTCCTCTATACCAAGGCCTATGATTACACGATGGCCCTGCGGGAGACGTTCAACGGCGGCGGCTCTGAATCCTCTGTCATGGCCCGCTACAAGTCGCCTTATCTGCTGGTCCTGGACGAGTATCACGAGGTAAAGGACACGGACTTTACAGGCCCGGCGCTGGAACGGCTCATTGACTACCGGCACCAGAACGGCAAGCCGACCATCATCATTGCCAACTACAGCCCCGCCGCCCTGGAGGATCGCCTCGGCCCGGCCATTGTTTCACGCATCCATCTATGCGGCACCATCATCACGTGTGATTGGCAATCGTACCGTGAGATCAACTACAACCTCCGGGAATAGCCCTGGAATCTCGTATACCCCCTGGAATCTCGTATAGGGGGCGCGTTTTTATCTTGGAAAGATCAAGATTGTTTCTTTGTAGACCGCCCCCTTGTATCAAACGCCGGGATATTTAATTTTCTCCTTGCTTTTCCGATAACTTGTATTGATTTGCCTGTTTTATTAGCGACTTCTTTATCAGTCATTGTGCCCAGCAGGGATTTAATGTATTCGTCCCCTTCTATTGTTTCTTGCAAGCTTTTTTCCTCACGTAATGCCGGAACATTCAATTTCTGTCTAATTCTTCTTACTGCCTCGTCATCAATATTAAATTTTTCGGCTATTACTCTATCATAAACTTTCCCAAGCATAGATAAGAGTTTTTTACGTTGGTCCGGTGAAAATCTTTCTAAAATGCTTTTACTGAAAGGCTTAATTTTGTTCTGTTCTCTAAATTTTTTAATTACATATACGCTGTACCCTGTTTTTTTTGCAATTTTTAAATCTGATACTCTTCCCAATAAATTAAGAATTATATCCTTGTCCGCATCCTTAATGGGAGAGTATGGAGCTGGAGCAATTTTTAATTTTCTACGGTTCCGCGCTACAACATTAAGCGATATTCCAAGCCTTTCAGCAATTTCGCTATCAGGAACTTTCCCAAGCATGGATAGCATTTCTTCGCGTTTCTCTTCGGGGAATTTAGTATCAGATAATGATGGAATGCCCATCTTTTTTCTAATAAGCGCAATTCCTGCCTTGGAATAACCGAATTTTTTAGCAATTTCATCATCCGGGGTCTTTCCAAGCATGTTAATTAACTCTTCGGGATACTCTTTTTTCTTGTGTGGTTTATTTGGGTCTCGTGGCTGACGGGGTTTACGCGGCCCCCTATATGACTTAATCCCTAATTTCTTTCTAAGGTAGGCTACTCTGGAATTTGAGTATCCAAACTTCTTGGCACACTCCGAGTCAGGAATTTTTCCGAGCACTGCAATAAGCTCTTCATCGTGTTGGATGCGGATTGCTTCAGGGCTGCAATACTTTTTGATACCTAATTTATAGCGTTCAGTCTGGACCGTGACGCGCGCTATTCCGAGTAGCTCGGCGATTTCCAGATCAGGTTTTTTGCCCAACATGGACCGCATTTCTTCACGCTGTTCGTGAGAAAGAATGCGGTGAAACCTCTTTTCTCGGTATTTTTCATGCAATAACTCCATGAGCAATTGCATGTATTCAGGCGTGGGATGTGGTTTTTTAGTATTTAGCCACTTCCAAACAGCATCTTCCGTCACCCGCATCATCTGCGCGGCCCTTTTTACAGCTTGGGTAGGATTTGGAAGATTGTTGGCAGTTTGAAGCCAGTCGATAAATTCTTGTGCGGTCATAGTGAGAAAGGAGGGGCGGCTTTGCCGCCCCTGGGGGTTATTTAGTGAGCTTCAACGCGGGAAGCGTCCTGCGTCCAGTTGAGGTTTTCTCCTTCAATTTCTTCGCCCGTCATTTGTTCAAAGACCATGAAGATTTCAACCTTGTTCCCTTCTGCATCATAGCCGGGAGCAGACCATTCTTCCATATAGCTGCCGTCTTCGTATTTGTCCGCATAGGAGCCAGGGAAAACCCTGTTGGTGTATTCCATCTGGCGCGCTGCATAGTAGGTCTTGCCTTCAAACTTGTAGCTGCCAAATTCACGTTCAAGAGCGGTCAGGTTGATTTCTTCTCCGTCTTCCGTGGTGATGATTTTGTTATCGTTCATTGTCTTGTTCTTTCTAGTTTTGTTATTTGGATTATGTCTTCGTTCGGTCCCTTACCTCCCGTCAACAAAATTAAGTTACTATAAAATTTATAGTAACGCAAGAGAAAAAATGAAAAAAGGTGAAAAAAGTTGTCATTCCGTTTTTGCTTGCGGCCTGGCGCAGAATATGAGAGAAGTAATTTGTTCTTTCTAGGAACACGTCAGCCCTCCGGGGCTGTGGATTAAAACGATCACAAGATCAGCACGAGCGGAAACGCTCATTCCCTTAAAAAGGGCGGTTCTTCGGGGCTGCCCTTTTTTATTCCTTCGGGACGGCAGGGGCGGCAAGTACCCGCCATCCGGCGCCGCTGCCATGTCCGCATTTGCGGAAGCGTTGTGCAGCACAAACCAGGAGCTTATAGACCTTTTTCCCCTTTTCTTCGCCGTACCGGTCTATCATGTAGAGTTTGAGATTCCGAGCCGTGACTTTCTCTCCATCCGGGGATTCCAGCAGCCATATCTTTGCATGGCAATTTGTCTCAAATTTCCCTGTTCTGGGGTGCTTCCTGGGGCCGGGAACTCCCCGATGCTTGCAAGCCTCCTGAAAGGCTTCTGACGTGATTTTCCGCCCCTTCTGGGCTGCATTCGCGCAAGGATAAGAGCAATGTTTCCGCCGAAAGAGTTTTTTAGCGCGGAATTCCTTTCCGCACACGGGGCAGGTGATAGTTTCCCAGGCGGCGTCATAGTGTGCCTTGAGGCAAGCGCGGGAGCAGTATACGCTTTCCCGCGCTCCGTAGCGCGGCGGAACATCCTTGCCGCATATAGGACACTTTTTCACAAAATCTGTATATGTGAGAGGGTCAGATTTGTCAATGGGCCCAGAAAGGAATGAACAAACAGAGTGCTTGATTTGCTAGCTACTTGTCCTCTAGAGTAGACCTGCAGGAAAAAGAAGCAATCACCTACCGCCAACAAGAAAATAGGACGGCCCAGCCTCTATACGGAGGCATTAGCCGACGAGATAGCCTCCCGTTTAGCCAACGGGGAAACGATGAAGTCCATTTGCTCGGACGATCACATGCCGGAGGTTTTAACTGTCTGGAGATGGAGGCACGAACGGGAAGAGTTTTGTAAACTCATTCAACGCGCGCGGGAAGCGCAGTCAGAAGCCATGCTCGACGAGTGTCAGTCTTTGTCAGATGCCGCTGCCCAGGTTGCCCTCGACCCCGAATGCGGATCCGCCTCCGTCGCTGCCAAGAAGCTCGCCATTGAAACGCGGCTGAAAGTTGCCGCCCGTTTTGCCCCCGAGAAATTCGGCGACCGAGTCCGGCAGGATGTAGCGGGCGTTCCCGGCGCTCCATTGGAACGCAAAATCACCCTGGACCCCGAGCAGCTTGCCCAGCTCCGGGAAGACGAGAAAACCGCGCTGGAAACCATTGCCGGCAAACTCCACCCTTAATCGAGCAGGAACCATCTCCCCGTCAGCTTCTTCCTCCGTCACATTCTCGGACTCGATCCTTATCCCTGGCAAATCGAGGCCATCAAGGCATTGCTTCTTGGAAAGGTGAGGCTGGGAGGTCGAAGCGTGGCCATGGTTGCTCCGAACGGATCGGGAAAGACGAGCCTATCCATTGCGCCCGCAATCCTGTGTTTCCTTACCTATTTTCCTCGGGGTCAGGTGCCAGTCACGTCATCATCATGGATGCAGGTAGAAAAACAGCTCTTTCCCGCGCTTCGCCGCTATATGGATAACCCTTTCTTTGACGGCTGGACATTCAACAAAACCGAAATCCGCACGCCGGAAGGAGGATTTGCCGTGGGATTCTCAACCGACAACGCGGGACGCGCAGAAGGGTGGCATCCGAAAATCTCGCCCGACGTGGATCCCGTCTTTTACGTCCTGGACGAAGCCAAGACCATTCCCGACTCCATCTTCACCGCTGTTTCCCGCTGCACGCTCTTCAACGCGTTCATCACCTCGTCGCCGGGTGCCGATTCCGGAACCTTTTACGACTGCTTCCACAAAAATTCATCCCTCTACTACAAAATCCGCGTTAAATACGAGGATTGCCCGCACATCGAAATCAACGATCCAGGCAAGGCCGAACGCCTGAAAAAAGAATACGGCGAACAGTCCTCCTTCTACCGCTCGGCCATCCTCGGCGAATTCACGGACCTTGACGGGCAATCCGTCATTTCCCGCCGCGCCATCATGGAGCTGCTCAACAACCCGCCTCCCTTTTTGGACACCGGGGAGACCTGCGGCGGCTTTGACTTCGCCGCCGGGGGTGATGAGAATGTCTTCGCGGCCGGACAGGGCAACCGTTTTTTCATCGCCGACCACTGGGCCGACCCAGACACTGTAGGAGCGCGCGGACGTTTCCGCCGAAAGGCCGCCGAACTCGGCATCTCTGCCGACCGCATCTTTGCCGACGGCGACGGACTGGGGCTTCCCATCATTGACGACTTCCGGGCTGAGGGTTTCCCCGTGCACTCCTACCGGGGAGGCTTCCCGGCAGATGACACACAAGCCTTTGTCAACCTCCGCGCCCAAGCATGGAGGGCACTAGCCCGAGCCATCGAAGAAAAAGAGCTCATTCTCGACATCGACGAGGATACCGTTGAGCAACTGGTCGCCCCCCGCCTCCAGACGGACGCGATTGGGCGCGTCAAAATCGAGAGCAAGGAGGACATGGCAAAGCGGGGCGTCCGCTCTCCAGACCGTGCTGACGCGCTCGTCATGGCCTGGCACGCGCGCCGGCACAGCGGACTTGTCCGGGAGCTTGGGACTTGGTATGCCAGACATCCGGCACAAAAACGCGCCATTGGCAGATATTAGGGTTGACAATATATCAACATATCTATATGTGTTGATTTATATTCAATCGCAGGGTAGTGAAACGGTATCATATGAGGTTCCTGTCCTCATGTCGGAGGTCCAACTCCTCCCCCTGCAACCAACCTTTTCTTTTCCTCCCGCCGCAGGTTTAACGCCGTCCGAAATATCCTCAACGCCCCGAAGCTGGTCGCCCAACAGGAGACCAGAATCAAGGAGCTGGAAACAGACCTCGCCCGGCAAGCCTTGACGGACCGGAGCCGCACTCCTGGCCGCCCTCAATGGTTTGAATACTGGGACCCTCTTCAGGGCGCCGGCTTGCAAACACTTATCGATGCACGCAACGAAGCCAGACGCGGCGCCTTTGCGCGGCAAATGCTCATCTGGGACGAGGTTATCTACTCGGACGGACTTCTGGGCATGCTCTACTCCCGGTTGATTGAAAGCGTTTCCATGCAGGGCTGGAAGATTGACGCCGCGGACGACAGCCCGGAAGCCCAGCAGCAGAAAAACGCCCTGGAAGAATTCTACAACTCCGTCAACGGACTTCAGCAGTCCTTCGGGCATCTGGCCTCCGCTCTGTTCTACGGCTACGCCCACCTCCAATATATTGAGGACGCCTGGGGCCGGAGGTTTGAATTCATTCCCCAGCGTTACTGGGTGCGGCCCGGGGAACTTAATGAGTGGCAATTTAACCCCCACTGTTATATCGGCGTCGATACCGGGGAAAGTGTGGAAGACGAAACTCTCGTCGTGATGGAGCACCGTTACCCCATCCTGTTCCCTGCTTCCCGCGCATCCTTTGAGCGCAACCACGCCAAGATGATCTGGGACAACCACATGGACCGTTACGGCTCCGCCCCGGCTATTATCACAGCCCCCAAGGAGGCAAGCGCCGCTGTTATGGACGCACTTGAGCGCGCCTGCGAAGAGCTCAAGTCTGGCGCATCCGTCGTCCTGCCTCCCGGCTGTACAGCAGAACCTCTCAAGGCATCCTCCATCAACGAAAACTACTTCCTATCCCGCATCAACATGGCCGACAAGGATCAGGTGCGGTTTGTGATGGCAGGAACCTTGACTGTTCTGAATGAATCGGGCTCCGGCACGCTGGCCGGGTCTGCCCATACGGACAGCTGGAACTCGGTGGTCTCCGCCGTGTGCTCCAAGGTAGCGGAAGCTTTTAACGCCTCCATCAGCCCGCTGGTGCTGAGAGACGGCGAACCGCTGGCCCGCCTCCAAATCACCTTTGACACCGTTCAGACGCCGCTGCAGAAGGCCGAGGAAATTGCCGCTCTTGCGGATGGAGGCGTCCGTCCCGAGAAAACCGAAATCGAAGAAAAGATCGGCATGTCCATCGAAGACGCGAAGGCAGCCGATCCCGCAGCGGCTGCCGTCAACCGGGAACCGGAAGGCACATACATCCCCGCCGACGCTTACGAGCAGCTGCAGCAGCTCATTTATACCGGGCTCATGAAAGGATTTAGCGATGATCAGTACCAAACAAATCAATGACCTGTCCAATCCCGCCAACGGCTGGTTCCACGTCGAGAAAAGCGGAGATCATGAGGTCGACTACGGCGAGGGGCCTGCGGTGCTCCGCATAGACGAGCAGGCGATCAAGTCCATGGTGGATGAATTCAACTCCCGCACCTTTGACGGGCCCGGCATGCTCATTGACGGCGACCACTTGAGCCATGACCTTTCACGCGACACTCGCGCTCTCGGATGGCTCAAGCGGCTGGACACCTACCGCGATCCTTCCGGCGCGTTGGAGTTGTACGGCTTCATCGAATGGACGCCACGCGGGCAGCAAATGCTGGCCGACAAAGAATATACGCAATCCTCCACTGAATACGGAGAGGGCATGACGTTCGAGGGCGGCATTTACCGTCCCGCCAAGCTGACAGGCTTCGCCCTGACCAACCGTCCCCGAATTAAGGGGAAGCGCCCTCTGGTCAACCGACAGACTTCCCCCGCCTCCACGGAGACCGGGGGCGAACAACAAAGCCCCGAACAGGGGGAAAACAACCCAGAAACCAATATGGAAAACGACGATAGAGAATATCCGTCCAAGGAAATGGACAAGGCCCAGCGGGCCCTGTTTGATTCCCTGCTTGACAAGCTGGATGTCGAATTTGACGGCACCGACGACATGAGCAGGGACATCCTCGGACGCCTCGATGAACTGCTCTCGCTGGAAAAGCGGGAGAAAGACCACGTGAACGCCGAAGTGGACGACGCCGTCAGCACGTATGAAAACGAGCTGGACGAGGAAGAGCGCAAGGAATTCACGGAAGAACGCCGGGAAGAGCTGAAAAACTCTCTCCGGGAAAGTCCGGCCGCACTGGGCGCCTTTGTCAAGGCTCTCAATCGGTCCGCGAAGTCAAAGCCGCCGCATGACGTTGTTGACGAAAGCCGCCGAAATCCAGCTGGAAGAACGTCCTTGAACCGCCGCGCTACCCAGGCGCCGCCCAATCCGTTCCGCAAGAAGGAATCCATCGACGGATTCCAGAACCGCGTCGACGAATTAATGAAGGGCGGCATGAAGCGGTACGACGCCTTCCAGAAAGCCACCGAAGAAGGCTACATTGTAACCTCCGAACGATAACCCCAACCTGATACAAACCAATGCCATCACTCAATGTAACCCAGAAAAGCGCCATCGTCTATTTCAACACCCCGGAGGGTGTTGACCTGTGCGGACAGGAAGGAACCGTCGTGGCGCTGACCGCCAACCCGGACATCCCCGAGTTTATCGGGACGCCGTTGTCCGCCATCCCTACGCAGACACAGCTGCTCGGCGTAGTCCTGCAAGGGCAGCCCAACCAGGGAACCTGCGTCGCCGCCCTCGTCGGCATGTACGCCGGCCTGATCAAGGCGGCTCTTTCCGACACGCCGGGCACGATCAACGCCGGAACGCCCCTCACCATCACGGCCAACGGAGCATGGAAGGCCGCCGCCAGCGGTGAAACCGTCTATGCCCGCGTGATTCACGCCCAGTGGGAACAGGGCATGGTGGAAATCGGCTTCGTCCCCTCCTACCAGGTCGCGGCTGCGTAACATCAACCCCAACCAATAGAAAGACCAAAAAACAAGGGCTACTCCATTTTGCTCAGCCGTCCAGTTCACCGATGTCCTGACCGCCTACTCAGCCGGCTCCGGGAACACCGAAGAGAACTCCATTATCAGCCGCATCGCGCCGATCGTCCCGGTTTACGACCTCAATTTCCAGTACAAGGTCTGGGACACGGAATCTGCCTTTACGGTCCAGCCGATCCAGGTGGGACCGGGCGAACCTCCCCGCCAGACCGTCCTGCGCGGCAGGAACGAAACCGACACCCTTCAGGGGTACGGCTTAACCTTGCCGATTCCGGACGCCTTGCTGGGCGTCAACCGCGAAAAGGCGCAGGCTATCACCCTGGCGGAATACAAGCTCATCGAATCACAGTTTGTGACCTCGTATGAATATGAACGCGCCAAGCTCATCACCAGCCAGTTGCCTGCCGCAGCCGGTTACGGGGACTGGGCCAACGAACAGAAGAATCCGCTGACGGATCTGGATAATGCCATCCTGTCCATCAATGCGGCGACTGGACACATGCCTAACACCATCGTCTTTGGCATCAACGCCTGGCAGCTCCTGCGAGCCAACCCCATTGCCAGACAGGTGGTGTCATTCAACAGTGTCGGCCTCTTCAACGAAGACCTGCTCCGCAATGCGCTGATTCGGCCTATCAGGGATATTTACATCGCAGCCATGCCCTACCGCGACGCTTCCGGCGACGCCAAGACCATCATGGAGAACGAAGTCTATGTCCTGTACAAGGAAGACTCCCCGACGCAGTTCGACGCCTCTGCCATCAAGACGTTTGGTTTGTCCGGCAAGCTCCGCCGCGAAGTCATCACGGAATACAAGCCGACGCCCGCTTTGACGCTGGTAACCAACCGCGTCTACTCGCTGACCAAGCTGACCAACCCGTCCGCCATCGTCCGCATCGACGCGACGGCCACGGCTTAACCCACCCAACCCGCCTCCATCATGTCCGCCTTTCCCGCCTGGTCCACCATCACTACGGATGAAGCCGACCGACTCCTCGGCCTCAACACTGCGGAGCGCGACGCCCTGGTGAAAGCCGGGGAGCTGCGCAGCCTGGACTACCGGGACGTCATGATGGAGGCGGTCAACGATGTCTGCATGGCCATCCGCGGGGCGCTGGCCAACAACCTCGCCCTGCGGCAATCGCTCCAGAATAGCGGCATGTACGACATCCCGCAGAGCATGCGCTCCCTGGCGTGGCCGCTGATCATCCGGCAGCTTTACCTGCGCTACCAGATCAACCTGACCGAAACGCGCCAGAAAGCCGCTGAATCGGCCGATGAGATGCTGGCCCGCTATGCACGAGGCGAAATGCTGCCGGAAAGCGTAGACGGCGCCGCCCCGGCGGACCCCGCCTACATGATGCCGCGCTTCACTCAGCGCCCCTGGTTCAACCCCATGAGAAGCACCTACCGATGATGACCGCCGCCCAGATGGAGATGATCGCCAACGACTACGCCGAACGCGCCTTTTTCGTGTCCGGCGTGGAGCCCGGCGTTATCCTGTCCGACTTTGAGGAAAAGGCGGGGAAGGTCGCCTCCGGCGCCCTGAGCTATGAAGAGGCGCAGCAGTCCATCCGCGAAACCCTGCGCCAGCAGGGCTACCGACCGCCGGCAACGGGGCAGGGCGGCATTCAGGATTTGTCATCCTGGCTCCGCATCCAGGTCGTCATGGAAACCAATGCGGCCATGGCGCACGGCTACCGGAACTGGTACAACTGGACACAGGACGACAGTACGGCCGCCTTCAAATTTTACCGCTCCCAGGGCCGGGAAGATCCCCGCTACTGGGCCGAACGCTGGAACCGGGCCAGAGCCGGATTGGAAGAAGAAGCCACGGAGGCAGTTTCTTCTGGTTTCATCCGCGGCGAAACCGTCGGCTACGCCCTGGCGGCCTCCGACATCTGGATTCGCCTCTCGCGCTTCGGAACGCCTTATCCTCCCTTCGATTACCTTTCCGGCATGAACATTGCCCCCGTGGGAGCCGAAGAAGCCCGCGCGGCCGGACTGGAGGTTTCCCGCGTCCGTCTCGCTCCCGCCAGCTTCAACGCCACTCTGGAAAGCAATACTATAAGTATCACGAACGCCAATAAAAAGAAGATCCGCCGCATCCTGAAAGACGCCGTGCGTGTTAAAACCGAGAACGACCGCAATACCACCTTTACCTACACCGACCCGAACGGGACGCGCCCTTACACGGACGCGGAACTGGCGGAAGTCCTGTCCGGGGATTTCCCAGAAGAGATCCCCTTGCGCCAGGCCCAGGCGTTCCGTCTGGCGGCAGCCGGGGGAGCCGGGGCCGCAAGGCAGGCTGCCGTT